GTAGCAACAAAAAAACCAACCGAGCTCGCACTAGTATCTTCTTTTGAAGAAGAGGCGAACACCGGATTAGAGGCGATGGGTCAAGACGATCTTGCACTGCCATTCCTAAAAATAATGACAAACATGTCACCTGAGCTTGAAACTATTGACGGCGCAAAGACCGGCATGATTTTTGATTCAGTATCGTCAGAAACATTTGCAGGTGATGAAGGCGTTGAGGTTGTGCCCTGCTCGTATCAGCGCGTTTACATTGAATGGACGCCTCGCGGCAGTGGTCAAGGTCTAGTAGCCGTGCACCAAGCGACAAGCGACATTCTGTCTCGCACGCACAAGCAACCAGGCGACAACAAAGATTATCTTGATAACGGTAATTACATTGAGAACACAGCGAACTACTACGTGCTCTACAAAGGCAAAGAAGGCTTTTTCCAGCCTGCCATCATCAGCATGAAGTCCACGCAACTCAAAAAGTCACGCAAGTGGAATTCCATGATGACCTCTGTGAAGATGCAGGGTGCGAATGGCGCATTCACTCCGCCGATTTATTCGCAGGTTTACCGCCTGGCAACAACAAAAGAGTCGAACGACAAAGGCTCATGGCATGGCTGGGAGATTACACGCATCGGTACGATTGAAGACCAGGGCGTGTTTAATGACGCCAAATCTTTTGCCGCGTCAGTCTCTACTGGTGATGTAAATGTAAAGTATGAGGGCGAAGACACCGCCTCTAAAGAAACTGGAGAAAACTCAAACATCTTTTAATCATACAAGGCGCGGAGAAATTCGCGCCTTTTTACATTGCCAGAGAGAAAGAAGAAATGTCGCAGTTGAAGAGGTTCAGGAAAATATTTGAGGGCTTAGACAGCGCCTACGGCACGTACAAAATTGAACGTCAAAACGAAAAAAACAAACACGTAGGGCGTGGCTTTACCATCAACAAACCGCCAGTGGATTCACTCTGGCAAAAACATTTGGACGGCATCGAGCCGTCGTTAGGTATAATACCCATTCGCGCTGACAACAGTTGCACATGGGGTGCTATTGACATTGACCAATATCCACTTGATTTGGAAGCAGTGGTCAAAAAAGTAAAAGACAATAACCTTCCCCTGGTTACTTTTCGAAGCAAGTCAGGGGGCGCTCACATCTATGCCTTCACCAAAGAGCCCGTCCCAGCGGCAGAGATGCAACGCTATCTTAACGCCTGCGCATCAATCTTAGGTCAGGCGGGACGTGAGATATTTCCCAAACAGTCAGAAATACTGATAGAGCGGGGCGACGTTGGAAATTATCTTAACCTTCCTTACTTCAACGTGGAGACGACACTTCGCTATGCGCTAAAAGAAGATGGCACCGCCGCGACGCTGGATGAGTTTTTTGAAATTTATGAGAGCAAGGTGCAGGACGAGCTCAAGGCACCTGCTGTATCCCAGAAAAAAGACACGCCATGCAGTGACGGTCCCCCTTGCCTCCAGGCACTCTGTGCCCAGGGCTTCCCAGAAGGCACACGAAACAACGGCATGTTTAACGTCGGCGTGTACCTGCGCAAGGCTCACGAGATCGGCTGGGAAGACAAGATGATGGAATTCAATCAGAAGTATTTTGATCCGCCTCTTGCCCTGAAAGAAATGCAATTAATTCAGAAGCAGGTTGAGAAAAAAGACTACCGCTACAAGTGTAAAGACGAGCCGATAAAATCATTCTGCAACAGCGGCCTGTGCCGTCAGCGTAAGCATGGCATTGGCGGTGATGGTCCTGACTCCCCCAAACTTTCTGCGCTGTCAAAATACAACTCCGAGCCGCCCCTGTGGTTCCTGGATGTAAACGGTCGGCGGGTAGAACTCGAGACGGATCACCTCTTCAACCAAATGAATTTCCAGAAGGCCTGCATGGAGCGCCTGAACATCCTGCCGCCGTCAATGAAAAAACCTGACTGGGAAACTTTGATCAATGGTTTGCTCGCTGAGATGATTGAGATGGAACAGATCACAGAGGCGACGGAAGACACCACTATCACAGGGCGATTCCAGGATCTTGTCGAGGAGTTCACCACGCACCTCCAGAAGGCTATGGATCGCGATGAGATACTGATGGGGAGGGTGTGGACAGATGAAGATACAGGCATCACGTACTTCCGGATCAAGGATCTTGAGGCACACCTGAAGCGCAACAGCTTCACTGGATTGACTGCACCAAAAATGGCACAACGTCTGCGCGACATGGGCGGGACGACGCAATCAGTTCGCTTGAGAGGGCGTCTCACCAGACTGTGGCTCCTACGTCCCTTCGACGAGCAGGATGCTCCCTTCGACGTTCACGACGACGACAGCGTGCCATTCTGATGATCACTAAAATATTTGGACCGCCAGGCTCGGGCAAGACAACTTTCCTGTTGAACACCGTTGAGCGGGAACTTGCCGACGTGCATCCAACGATGGTTGGCTACTTCGCATTTACTCGAAAGGCCGCGACTGAAGCGCGTGATCGGGCAATGGTAAAATTCCCCGATTTAAATTCTGAGCTCGACTTTCCATGGTTCAGGACACTGCACTCCCTGGCCTATCGATGCCTGGGAGTGAACAACAAGGACATGATGAGCCCGCAACATTTCAGCGACTTTGCAAAACTGTCTGGGCTTGAGATTGCCACGTCTATTGAAGATGATCAGCATGTTGTACGTGCTGACAATCCAATCTTGAATCAAATCAATTTGGCGCGTATTCGTGGCGAAGACCTGCGCGTGCATTATAACCGTAGCGACATGGACATCGAGTGGTTTCATTTTGAGTATGTGGAACGAGCGTACAGAAAATATAAAGAAAAGCATTTGCTTTTAGACTTCACTGACCTACTAGAGCGGATCGTTGAAGAGTCAAAAAGACTACCTGTCCTGGATGTTTTGATTGTCGATGAGGCACAGGATTTATCCCTTCTTCAATGGCGGCTGGTCATGGAGCTTGCATCAAGAGCCAAGCGTTCATACATAGCAGGCGATGATGACCAGGCGGTGTATACCTGGGCAGGTGCAGACGTGGAGTCGTTTTTATCCTGCGAAGGTGAAGTGAAAATTCTACAGCAATCGTATCGCGTTCCTGCAAAAGTGCATTCACTTGCAAATAATATTGTACATCGCATTCAAAAACGTCAGCAAAAAGTGTGGGCTCCAAAAGACGATGCAGGAAGCATTGCTTATTACAATGACTATCAATCGGTTGATGTCACTAAAGGTGAGTGGCTGATCATGGCAAGCACCAACTACATGCTCAACGAGATGCACAACTGGCTGAAAGGCCAGGGGTTGCTGTTCGAGCGCCACGGGCATCGCAGTGTTGCTGATTCTATTCTATCTGCTGTCGTGGGCTGGGAGCGCCTGCGTCGTGGCGATGCGATAAATCACGGCGTCCTGAAGAATGTCTACAAATACATGGCTAGTGACTTGATACGTCGGGGGTTTAAGACATTGAAAAATGCGGATCCTGAAGTTCTGTATACCATGAAAGACCTGGAAGAAAATCACGGCCTGCTGGCAGGTAATCATGTCTGGCATGAGGTTCTGACCCGGATCGGTGAAGACAAGCGCGAGTACCTAATCGCGGTCCTACGACGTGGCACGAAGCTCGGCACCAAGCCACTTATTTCATTATCCACGATCCACGGAGCAAAGGGTGGCGAAGCAGATAACGTCCTGCTGATGACAGACCTGTCACCAAGGTTCGCCAAGGATTACGCACGCAACGCTGACGATATCAATCGACTGCTTTATGTCGGCGTCACACGAACACGAGAAGCACTGCATATTGTGCTCCCGAAAAACGAAGAAAGAGGGTTCAGGTTTTGAAAAAGAATATCGGATTGTTTCCGCCCAGCAGTGAGTGGGTGCCTCCAAGTAATTTTCCGGATCTCAGTGATGCTAAAGAAATAGCCATTGACCTCGAGACCTGCGACCCGAACATGGAACGGTTCGGCCCAGGGTGGCCCAGGAAGGATGGTTACATCGTCGGCTATGCACTCGCAGTGGACGGATGGTGCGGCTACTACCCTGTCGCGCATGAGGGCGGCGGCAACATTGACAAAGGCATCGTTGAAAAGTGGATAGCCAAAGTGCTGGCTCTGCCGTGCGACAAGATCATGCACAACGCGGCATATGACCTGGGCTGGCTCCTGGCCTCAGGTTTCACAGTCAATGGCAAGATCATCGACACAATGGTCGCGGCTGGCCTGGTTGATGAGAACCGATTCAGTTACGCGCTGAACTCCCTGGGATTCGACATGCTGAAAGAGGTGAAGTCAGAGCAGAACTTAAAACAGGCGGCGGCAGACTTCGGTGTGCATCCTAAGAAAGAACTGTACAAGCTCCCTGCCATGTTCGTCGGCGAGTACGGGGAGCAAGACGCGGCACTTACACTCAAGCTGTGGCATCATCTACAGATACTTTTACGCCAGGAAGAAGTGGAATCCATATTCCAGCTTGAGTCTAAACTGTTGCCTGCACTGGTCGGCGTTACCTATCGAGGCATTCGTTTTGATTCCAAAAACGCAGAGAAAATGATTCGTGATTTAAAGATCAAGGAAAATGAATTAATTAAAGGTATCCGAAAGGAGTCGGGTGTCCCTGTTGATATCTGGGCGGCGGCGTCGATTGCAAAAGCCTTCAATGCACTTGGCGTAAAGTATCCGACGACAGAGAAAGGACAACCCAGCTTCACCAAGACCTTCCTGGAAGGATGTGATCACAACGTCGCGCGCATGATTGTCGAAGCTCGTGAGGTCAATAAAACTCACAACACTTTCTTACAGCCTTATCTGGATTTCGCAGAGGCCGATGGGCGCATTCATCCACACATCAATCAACTGCGAGGCGCCGACGGTGGCACGGTCACAGGACGACTGTCCATGGCCCAGCCCAACTTGCAACAGGTGCCAGCCAGGCACCCGGTCATTGGTCCAATGGTACGTAGTCTTTTCCTTCCGGAAGAAGGTGAGCTCTGGGCGGCGAATGACTTCTCTTCCCAGGAACCACGGCTCACGGTCCATTACGCCACGATGTTAAAACTTGAGAGTGCGATGAAATTAGCCGAAGCATACAACCAGGATCCAGACACTGACTTCCATCAGATGGTGGCTGACATGGCAGGAATCTCTCGCAAGCAAGCGAAGACAATCGGGCTGGGCCTGATGTACGGCATGGGCAAGAACAAGCTGGCGAATCAGCTTGACGTGTCTGTCGATGAGGCCGGTGAACTCATGCAGAACTTCCACAGGAAGGTGCCGTTCCTGCGCGGAACAATCGACGCGGTGCAAAAGCGCATAGAATATCCGGCGTCGGGTGGATCAATCCGTACCCTCCTGGGACGCAAGTGTCGGTTCCCCTTGTGGGAGCCCGCCGAGTGGGGAATTAATAAAGCACTGCCCTACGAGGAAGCCTACGCGAAGTACGGCTCAAGGATCAGGCGCGCCATGACCTATAAGGGACTGAATCGTTTAATCCAGGGAAGCGCGGCGGACATGACAAAGGCCGCCATGCTGGCGCTTGAGGATGCAGGCTTCAAGGTCATGCTCCAGGTGCATGATGAAATTGCTTTGAGCGTGAAGTCGCGTGAAGAAGCAGAAGAGGCCGCGTTGCTCATGCGAGACGCGGTTAAGTTGGAAGTCCCTTTGCGGGTCGATGTTGAGATCGGCGAGTCTTGGGGCAAAGCTAAATAGAGAAAGGAGAGACGATGGAAAAAAAGAAATACATTGTGCCACATCGAAGAAAAAGAAAATGGGCGTCGATGTCCATACGAGCGGAGCATTACATGATGCTCAAAGAGCTGGATCGTTTTTATAAGGGCGACACACCTGTCACCAAAATTGTCGGCACGCTGATCGTGAAAGAATTTTTGCGAGTGCTCGAGGAACTTGATCCAGAAAAAGCCAAAGATCTACGAGAGGCGTATAAAGATGAAAGGCACATTGACCACATCCTTGACTTACCCGATTGAGGTGAGTTACGAATTGCTTCCTGCCGAGCATGGCTTGCCAGAACAGATTGATGTGACAGATGTCACAATTATGGTAGTCGGAAAAACGGGAAGGAAAAGAAAAGTTAGTTTGTTGAACTCACTGGGTGAGTCAGAAATATTTTTACTTGAAGATGAGATTCAGGAGAAAGAAGAATGGTGATAAAAAAAATAAAAACAGATTGGTACCAGGTTACCATCAAGTCAAAGAAAAAAACTTACACTGGCTTTGCGTACACAGTGACGCAGGCAAAAGCAAAAGCAAAAGAACTTTTAAGGACGGTATGGAATGAACATTCTGAAAAGACTGAAAGCCAAAATTCTGAAACAGACACCGATGAACGAAGAGGAGATGTTGTCAGCCTACATGAAGGCGACGGCGCGGGGGGTGAAACCAACGCCACTGTTCGTGCGAGACTTCATTCGAATCGTGGAAGGGCACCATGGCATCGGCGGTAAAAAAGAGGTAGCCTTTATAGATGATGAACAGAACAATCGAGAAATTTGAACAAGACGCTACCTCCCTGCATGACGCCATCCAGGACGTCATCAATAGCGCGGTGAATGCCGGTGACGCCTGCGACGCCGAGATTCTTGCCGCCCTGTCTGTACTCCTGGTCAAGGCCAGCCTACGGGCTGGCATGTCCCTGGATGATTTTCTTGAAGGAATTGAGCTAAATTATCACGTGGCTACCTGCGGGGAGACCGTTTTGTTTGACATAAGTCATTGATTTATATGTGTTATAAATAAATAGAAAAAAATATCAAAAAGTAGTTGTTTTATTTGGTGAACCTGATATTATTCGTTTGTAAGTTAATTTAATCAGAAAGGAGAAATACATGAACTACGAAGCTAAAGCTAAAGAGCTGGTCAGCTCGATTGAAAAAATTGAATGCCGATATTACAAAGGAAATTATCCGGTGATTGCAATTATTGACGGCGAGGAGGTTGTTCTCAGGAAAGGAGGCAACAGACCTTGTGGAATGGTTCAGTTGTACGATGGCCCCGTTAATGGCAACGCCAGGGGGCAAGGAATGCTCGAGCTTTTCAAGTTCGCCAAGTCAGTTGATAGTGTCTTCAAAGAAAGTCACTTGAAGTCATTTAAAGTTGAGATTATCGAAGACTAGATTAATAATTAACCAGGCACAGGGACGTGCCGCTCAGAAAGGAGAAAGACATGGCACAGTTAAGACACGAAGGTAAAGTAGTTGCGGTAGAGCGCGATGGGTTTCGCACCCAGGTGCGCGGCTCCAACTGCCAGGAGTATGAGCTCTATTTGGACCTGGCGGATGATGGAAAAGGTAATGATTTCACTACCGGCAAGCCATTAAAAACTTACGAAGAGTGGTTAAACTCTTAATCAAGGCGCAGGGACGCGCCGTTCTTTGAGTAGAAAAAAATAGAAAAAAATAGTTGTATTTTTCTGGTGGTTTGATATTATTAGTTTGTAGTTTGAATTTAACGAGAAAGGAGAAAAAAAATGAAAACTTTTAACACCGCAAAAACCCAAAACACCAAAACTTATCTTTGGGACTCTAACAAAGAGGTATTTGGGCCTTACTCCTCATCACCGCAGTTCAGCTTCTTCCCTGACATCAAGATTATTGTTGATGCACACCTGACAGCGCAACAGCTTGACGTTATCTTTAGCGATATTTTGTAAACAAACAGGCACAGGGACGTGCCGCTCATACAGGAGAAAGATATGACAACTGAATACCAAGTTACTTATTACACTGAACAGGCTCCGGCCTTTGGCCTTGATATGTTCGACGACGTGTTAGAGGCGATGACCTATGCCCTCACTCTGATCGAAGACAAAAAGGATAAAATCAAGGTCACGCTGATCGAAGACACCGCGCCCGTCAGGGTGATCTGGGAATCGCCCCAGCAATTCATGAACGTGAGCACAGGTCAGGTCAACACCTATGATGGCTGGGAGTACCGCGATGAGCGAACCGGAAAGACCAGGAACGCCGTTGATGACGAGCAGGTTGTTCCAGTAGTGCGAAACGACAGCGGGGAGTGGATCGAGGAATAAGCGATTTATAAAGTAGAAAAAAATATCAAAAAATAGTTGTATTTATTTGTGGTTTTGATATTATTTATATGTAGTTTGAATTTAGCGAAAAATCAGAAAGGAGAAAGACATGTTTAACGAGAAAGATTTTGTCGATTATTGCTTCGACTTTTATGGCGAAGAAAAAGGTATTTATCCCATGCTAGGGGTTGATAAAAAAGCGATTACCCTGGCGATGAAACTGTTGCCAGTTTACTACCCCGATTGCCCCGTTGACTATGACAGCGTTGATCGAGAGCACGTCAGGAGCATCCTGTCCTATGTCGCAGGGTATAAATTTAAAAAAGAAAAAAAAGAATTAGTTGCTTAATCAATCAGAAAGGAGAAAGACATGGCATTTGCACCGAGTTCAGAATATCCCATCGCCGACGGCGGTTGCTTTCGGGAAAAAAGCGGCGGCAAGATTTTCGAGTTTGATATGCGGTCAGATAACCCTGAGTTCCCCAGCCGGGTCTGGGTTGCCGATGAGTGCAACATTATCCCCGGCCTGGAATCTGGCTGGCGGTATGCAAAGGTCAAAAAGACTGTTGCCTACTTGATCGTCGATGAGGACGAGTACGGCAAGCCTGTCGTTGAAAAGTGGGCAATCAAAGGCAGGGAGGACTATTCCCCATGGGAAATCCAGCATAAATTAAAGATAAATAAGTTAATTCAATCAGAACAGAAATAGAAAAAAATATCAAAAAATAGTTGTATTTATTTGTAGTTTTGGTATTATTAGTTCGTAAGTTAATTCAATCAGAAAGGAGAAAGAAATGAGAATGACTAGAGAATTTTACGTTCCAACGCTTTTTAAGAAAAAGATTGACGTTCCCAACTCAAGCCTGGTGATTTACATAATCAGTGATACCAGCGCCATGGGTTTCAGCGGCAAGAGAGCAAAGTACGACTTCTACTACAATTTCAAGAGCGCAGAAAGGATGAAGGAATTCCTTGCCCAGTGGATCGATAAATATTTCAAGAGGGAAAAATATAACAAAGAGCTGAAGGCCAAAAAGAAAGCGGCTATCGAAGAGAAAGCAAAAAGCATCAAGGTTGGTGACATCTACTACACTAGCTGGGGTTATGACCAGACCAACATAGACTTTTACAAGGTCCTGGACGTCAGGGGCAAAAAAGCGACTCTGGTCAAGGTTGGTAAGAATAGAGTAGAGGGAGAAAAGTCATACGACTTCGTAGTCCCTGCTCCTGATGCTGAAGGCAGTGAGCCCTTCAACAAAATGGTTGGTGAGTACGGTTTTAAAATTAAAGACTACGCTTATGCCACTGCCTGGGACGGCACACCAAAAATAGAAACTGCGCTGGGTTGGGGGCACTAAGATATGAGCGACACAGTAAAAATAATACTAGGCGGGATTGCGGGGGTGCTCATCACCCCCCTGGTCTTTTTAATTATTTCAATTGCCATGGCTATTTTTTAAGGGAGAAAGTAATGGGACGTGATCCAGTTGATGTTGCTGAACTGCAACGTGATTATGAAGAAACCTATGGCCCCTCGCATGAGCGGCTCGAGGAAAAATTAAACCATGAGGCCAACGAGGCCGACATGCGATACGGAGACGATGATGATTATTGAAAATTCAATACCACTGCCAGAGTCCACGCGACAGCGAAAGTATCCTTTCGTGGACATGGAGCCAGGCGACTCTGCCTACTTCGAAGAAAAGTTAGGCGGCAAAGCATACAAGGCGGCGAAGGCCGTCGGTGATCGTTATAATCGCGAGTACATCGCACGAAAAGAAAACGGAGGGATCAGGGTATGGAGGAAAGCATGAATGAAAGCCTGCGCAAGCATAAAGCCGAACTGCGTTCCATGGCGTTGACCCACTGCGGTGATATGTTTTACGCGGACAAGGTGAAGATCCTGAGCGCAATGCGTGAAGTACACACAGACACCCAGGCTTGCCTGAATACTATTTTTGAAGTGGTAAAAAGAGCCAGGGTTGATACAGTCGATTTAATCTTGCCTGAAGTCCAGGAGGCCGAATGATTACTGACTCAATTGAAAAGATTCCTTGTACCTGCGGAAATGAGCAAGAAGAAGTAATTAACGCCCAAAAAAATATACGCGTTGGTTGGTGGTGCCCTAAGTGCAACGGGTTCACGAAAGCAATTGGCAGAGAACGTGTATGGATTGCACAACGCGACAGTAATTGTCATGATGCCACTCATGAAAGTGGTAAGAAGGCGATGTCGTGAATGCAGAGAGCTCAAGCACCTGTCCGAATTTGACACGGGCAGGGGCGGAGTGGTTTGCGCTGTATGCTATTCCGTCAAGCGACGGCTGGCCTCGTCCCAAGGACCAGCGCCTTACATCCGTCGGTTGTACGCGCAATTGAAGTACACTCACACCAACAGAAAGAAGAACAGGGGACATTCGAAGGCAGAGTTTAATATTGTGATCGAGGATCTTTTTGCGCTATGGGAAAAACAGGAAGGGCGTTGTGCGATATCTGGCATTGCCCTGACTTATCATCGAGACGGTTCAGGAAAAAAAGAATTCAATGCCAGCGTTGACAGAATAATTCCTCATGACCCATACAACAAAAATAATATTCAACTGGTCGCGCACCGCGTGAACATTATGAAACATGAGCTGACAGAAGATCTATTTTTTTGGTGGGTTAAGACTATTCACGATAATTTGAAAGCTAAGGCTGACGAACACGAGTGAGACATCTAATGATATCGTCGATTATGTGCATGGCTCTTGCCATTTACCACGAGGCACGCGGTGAACCTGTAGAGGGTCAGCATGCAGTTGGGCACGTCATCTTAAATCGAGTTGCCAGTGTTGACTACCCGTCAACAGTTTGCGACGTGGTCAAACAAGGGCGCTACTGGCGCCACGTACCACTGCGACACCAATGTCAATTTAGCTTTTGGTGTGACGGTAAGCCTGAGGTCATCAAAGATAAACCGGCGTTTGGCTCCGCCGTTATTCTCTCCCTGGGCATCATGAACAACTGGATCCCAGACCCAACCGACGGCGCAACTCATTACCACGCTACCTGGGTAAATCCTGACTGGACATTGACCATGACCCCAACAACACGGGTCAAGAATCATATTTTTTACCGACAATGATAATTTCATATAAAAACAATTTTGCCCTTATTTCCATTCCCAAGTGCGGAACCCACTCTATCGAGCCAGCAGTGCGCATGTCGGGAATTCTCGATCCAGCCATCGATATCTGTACCCGCGTTCATAACTCTCATGATGAATTAAATTTTGAACATATCCGCCTTCAACATGAAAAAACCTTGCCCAATACATCTGTGCAATCCATGTCTCAAATGCTTCCCCAAAACAATGTTACGTCTCTTTGTCACTTCTCTTGGAGGGAGCTGTTAGAGAAAAAATTAGTTACTGAAGACATGCAGTGCATCGCCGTGGTCAGACATCCAGTAGATCGTTTTTTATCCATTGTGTCTTATGCGCTTTTTGATAAGCGGGGGGTGCCCTGGGACATAAAAACAAACCACGCTATAGGTCAAGGGGGGAAAGGTATTTATAACTGCTTCTGGGATAACTTTTATAGCTCTGTTGGGACGGCCAATCAGCCTCTGCCGTATTCATCTGTATTCTTGAGAAAACAAACCAGCTTCCTGGATGATAATCCAACGGTTTATAAGATAGAGAACCTTGCACCAAGGATCACGGAACTGATCGAAAGTTTCGGAGGTAAAGCCCCGCCCATAGGCCACGAAAATAAATCAAAACCCAGGCCAGCTAATGACAGGCTTTTAACAAAAGAAAGACAGCAACAACTTTTAGATTTCTACCAGGATGATTTCATCCTGTGGGAAAAAGCAACATAAACCAACCGTGGAGACCCAAATGAAAACCAATCCAAAATTAGATGACATAGATATTCATGTTGAGCCAATGCCGCCCCAGTGGCAGGCCGTCGATACCGAAGAACCAGGAGACAAGTTTATTACCCGAGAAGAGTGGGACGTGATTTTTCGCTCCATGATCACGGGAGGTGTCATTGCCATAATTGTAGGCGTAGCGTCCGCCCTAATCGTCGTAGAGCTCTTTCTACACTTACTGGGGGTGATATGAATACATCCGACAAAAAAATCCTTACAGGGCTTTTCAGCGCCGTGGTGCTTCATGCGCTTTTTGATAAAAACAGAAACTCAATCTGTGATCATCCAGAAAGTGCCGCCGAAGAATGCGTGAGAATCGCAAAAATTTTTGTCGAAAAACTTGGACAAGAATTCGAGTCCATTGATGAATAGGGGGAACAAACAATGGGTGCTATGGAACGGAAAACGGTACATGCTGATTGTGTCTGTGATGCGGCGTCATGGTCCAAGGACCACGGGACTATCTGTCAAGCGCCTGACTTCGATGATGCCCTCGGTGTCTGCTACAACTGTGGTCATGATAAGCGATGCCACAAAGACTACTGGGAGCTTTTCGGAGAAAAGAGTTGATACGTGGACCCTGGAGTTTTGAGGGTGTAACACCACTGTATACACCACTGATACACCACTTAAATTTGGTGTAACAGGTGTAACAGGGCTGAATGCCCCGTAATACCTGGCTTTATGGCATTACTGTATACACTGGTGATACGGTGAAACACTAAAACTAAAGTTATTGAAAAAAAACTTTTTTATTTTTTTTATTTCGTCAGAACTTTAGTTTTGGTGTAACAGGTGTTACATCGTAGGTATTATAAGGGCTGTAGCGTATACACTACTGTATACACTACTTATAATTTGGTGTATCAGTGTAACAGTAAAATAGAAAAGTACGGGGTGCGCGCGCGAGCTCATTTTAGAAAAAAATATTTTTATTTTTCAAGAACTTTAGTAATGGTGTAACACCTGTTTTTATTGTGTGGTAAGTTAAAAACCGCCCAGTACAGAAAAATAACAAAAAATATAAGTAAGTAGCAAAATAGAAAAAAATTGCCGTAACAGGTGTAACAGTCTGGAGAGATAAATGGGTAAAGAACTAAAAATACAACGATTAGCCAGCGGCAGATCGAAATACCCGTTCAAGTCGATGATCATCGGCGATTATTTTATTCTGCATAGTGCGGCAGATGCACAGCGTGCCAGGAGTGCGGCAACTTTTCACTGTAAGCGCCAGGCAGGCAAATATTTTGAAGTGAAGGAAACTGGTTGGCACCAGTGGACTTGCAAGAGGGTGCATTGATGAAAAAAGGAAGTGAACAGTTGCGCGACATCTTGAACACTGTCCCGCTGAAACGAAACAACATGGAACAACGATTGAAGACAAAGGTGAAGCCATTGAAGGAACAGAGAAAGATTGTCACGCCGAAAGAGTGGAAGTTTATCCAGGAGCTGATCACAGGCGATGGCAGGTGCACAATGAAGGAGGCGGCAATCAGAGCTGGATATGCTCCAGACAAAGCAGGACACGTTGCAAATAGACTGACTGATCCAAAACGAAGTCCACATGTTGTCGCGGCGATCCAGGAATATAGGCGGGAGCTTGCTGATCAATATGGCACTACTTTCGAGAGGCACATGCGAGACCTGCAAGCAATACGCGATGCCGCCCTGGATGCTGGCAACTATGGCGCGGCAGTGACGGCGGAGTATCGACGTGGGCAGGCGCTGGGCACAATCTATGTGGATCGAAAAGAAATCAGACATGGCACCATTGATTCCATGAGCAAGGAAGAGGTCAGGCGTAAGCTGGAAGAGCTCCAGCAACTGTAT